GGTTTGCATTTCGGGCAACCCTCCCCGCCACCGCCGCACTCTGGGCAGTATGGCGGTAGGTCGTAGAGTCCCATTTCAACCAACTCCATCATGTGTTTCCTTATCCGGGCAGAACTTCTTGCCCGTTCCTGTGCCTGCTTGACGGTTTCATTTTCGTGCATGTCTGTCCTCCTGGTGTTGGTTGGTCACGCCGTTCGTCGGCGGGGCATGATGAATGAAAGGGTGGGTCCGTGGAAGCAGGCAAGGAACAGCGACCACGACAGACAACCTGCAGTGATCCCCGCAACCGAGTTCCACATCGTGGGGTCGCCGAGGCAACCGACGAAGTCCGACGCTGCATTGGAGAGGGAGCCGACGAAGGCACACCCGATGGCGATCTTCATCGCCGTGTTCCTGGCTTCCTTGGAGAGTCGCCGAGTGGCGAACCATGCAACTCCAATGATGCCGCCGACCACGATGCCGTTATCTATGGCCCCGAACAGAAACCCATTCGTGAACAGTTCGATGATGTTCATGCTGTGTCCTCTCGTTGGTAGGTGTGTCAGTCTCAGTTGCTGACGTGTCCATTGTATAGATGGAGTGTTGTCTGTCAATAGATACATCGTCCAGATGTGGATCATGGACCCAGGCAAAATGAAAAGGGCAGGACATCGGATGCAACGCGCACGGGTCCAGCATCTGGGCTGGGCTGGGCAGTGGTCGAGGTCAGGGTCTACTATGGACTCTGACAAACCCAGTCAGGGCATCTCTCATCGTGGATTGTGGGCAAGGTGTGGCTGTGATTGTGGCGGGCGAAGACAAAGCTGGTTGAGACTGAGTCTCAATCTCAATGGCCCCCCCACCCAATCGGATCCGAAATCACTATTATCACGGGCGCCAGCGGGGAAAACCTCCGCGAGGGGGGCCTGGGGGTGTTTTTGGTCGGCCTCACCTACACGTCGACCGCTCGCAAGTTTCTGGAGTGACATTCTCGAGGAGACCAATTGGTCCTGATTCGTAGAGTGTCTAGATAACAGAGGGGATCATGAGGGGGATACAGGATCTGCGGAGATGGAGAGACCCCCGAGAGCCAGGTCAGCCATGGTACAGAGGGTGGGTGTATCCAGGCGGTGGATTGTATGGAGCTCAAGGACGTGCCCGTAGAGTTCACCGGAGTATCCCTCGATGTAGAGCTCGAGTATCGGATCCAGGGGGGAGCGAATGATGAGCCCCTTCCCCATCTCAACGGTATCCCACGTCTGCGAGTCCCTGTAGTCGACGTGTTGCTCGAGGAACACCATGCAGAAGTAGAATCCTGGCTTGAGCAGGGGTGTAGTAACGAGGTTGGCTGTTGGCAGCGCCCACCCGGTGCGAGAATCACCGGCACCTCTCTGGACTACTCCTCGGAGGACTAGGGATTCTTCTGACATGGGGTGGCTCCTGGCAGGTGAATTGGCATGAGCATCAGCAGCTGATCGATCAGTTGAGCCAGCTGCTCGGCGGTGATCCGCTGGATCCCAGCGAGGGTGACTTCCTTGTCGTACAGGTCACCACTGAACCCGGAGATGTACGCCTCGAGTCCCTGGCGTTCTGCGAAGGGTCGGCTGAGAATCAGGGCCTGGCCGAGGTGTTTCTCACCTTCGTACGCGTGGCCCGTATAGAAGCCTCCAGGGACTTTGAATTTCGGAACGATATTGATCGTCGGAGGTTTGAAAGTCGCTGAGAAGCCGTGCTCGACCGTCCCAGAGACTCTCAGGGCTACTGCCCCGATCTCCACTGGAATTTCCAGCTGATCATGGGGTTCTTCTTCGAGAATCGGGTTGGTGGAGAGGTCGATCATGGTTTCTTTCTCGTGGGCTTCTTCTTCTTGATCCTGGCCCGGTGCTTCTTTGCAGCGGCCCTTCCCTTGGCAGTATAGGGGTATTTTTCCCTGTTCACTTTTGGCATAGGTGCCTCCCTGTTTTTTTCAAAACTTCCGGACGCCGTGACTCAGGACTGAGCGTTTGAACGGCCTGGTTCGCAGCGGAGCCGATGACCAGAAGCCTCGCATTGTTGATTCATCAACCTCACACGCGCCCCGATCCTCGTCATCAATTTCGGCTTCCAAATACCAGATGATTGTAGTTGGGTAGGCAAGTGGCGGATCATCATCCTGGCCCGTATAGATACGAATTCCCTTGACGGGGTGACCTACGGTTTCTCCACCATGCCACGGATCCGGGTGTGAGTAGATCATGCAGTCCTTATTCGTATACTCGAAGCCGCCTGATAATCCATAACCAGTAATCATGCGTCTGCTGCTGTCAGCAATGCCAGGATCGGCGTATGACCACTCAACGCCTGAGTGTGGATCCCAAGTAGTTTTCCAGGGCATTATCGTGATCCCTTCCGGCGATTTGACCGCCTGGTGGTGACGCTCAGGTTTGATTTGTGGTTTGAGCCCCCCTTGGAGAGGGGTCTGAGGTGATCGACTTCCCTGGGGTCGCCGTCTTTCAGGTTCATCCGCCGACGAGCCTTGTTCCGTTTCGAACGGTTTTTCCGTTGCTCCTTAGTGCCGTGGTACTCGTCGTACTCTTTGCGGTAATTTCGTGCCATGGGGGTTCCTATTTGTGTTCAAACCATCGATTTGATCCGAGTGTTGACAGGCCCATCGCGGCATAGTGAGCGTTGACCTCGTCGAGCATCTCCTGTTCCTTCCTTCTCATCTCTCCCTGCTTGGGATCCGTGGCCATCAGGTCTTCGAAGAGCTTCACGCACATGGCCAGGGCTTCAATCTCATCGTCATGCCGCAGGCAGTTGCGGTCCCGGGTGAGGTGAACGATCTGTCGCTGCAGTTCTTGGTTGGCAGCGACCTCGGGATCCAAGATGAGTCTCTTCTGGTTCATCACCGGCTCCAGAGCCTGGATAATCCGGACCTCCTTCTGGCCCTGGACCCGGAATCCCTCGAGCGTGGCACCCCACTTCTCGTCCTCGGACTCGATGAAGTGCTGACGCAGGATCGGCTGGAACAGATTCAGGAACATTCCCTGGCCCCAGTTGTCTTCGCAGACGATTTCACGGACCCGGTGCTCTCGAGCCAGGTTTGCCAGGCCGTTGAGTGTCGGGGTGCTGTACCCACCCTCCAGGCCACCGACCGCTTTCACCCACAAATAGCCGTTTACGTACCCGATAATCGCATATCCAGTGCTGTCAGCACCAGCTCCCGAGGGGTCAATCCACATCCGGGTAGTGGTGTACTCGCCCCAGTTCTCGGAGTACATGATCGGAGCGTAGAACCCGTCCATGCCGAATCCCAGGCTGGGGATATCCTCGATCCGAGTTGTCCCACCGCGATCATTCGTCTTCCCCCAGGCGATTGTCAGCGGTGCCCGGTCTCGGTTGACCGGGTGAACGATGAAGTCTGCCAACCTAAGCGGGTACTGGAGACCATCGCCGAGGCTGGTGAGCATCTGGTACTGCATCGCAAATGTGGATCGACCCTCGGAAGCCTCACGCTCGGTGAGTTCCAAGTCGGTGAACCGTTCGGGCCAAATACTGTCGCCACATTCAGTGTCCTCCTGATCCAGATCGTCTTGGAGTTCTGGCTCCAGGTCATCGACTGTATCCCAGTCACCGCCGGGGTACCGAGCTGGCCAGGAACGGAACGTGTATCCAGAGTCGGCGAGCTTGTCGTACAGGGATTCCAAGTGCCAGGGGGTTCCAAGGAAGATGATGTCTCCCCCGGGGATCAGAATGTTGTCGAATTCCTTGACCTGCTCTCGGAGCCGCTCCCGCATTTCGAATGTGAGCGTGTTGACCCCGGTCTCAACGTCATCGGAGATGATGACGGTGCCACGGGTACCTGTGATCTGACCCGTGATCGACGCAGCTGTGAACGAAGGGACACGGTCGTTGTCACTTGGACCGACATCGAACTTCGTAGCCGAGTCGCGTTGTCCGCTTCGACGGTCTGGGACTAGGTGTTGAAGAAACGAGACCTGGCCAATCCACCTGCGGACCATGAACAGGGAATCTTTGCTGTGTTTCTCCGACTTGGAGACTAGCAGGACTCGTTCGTCCGGATTCTTGAATAGTCGCCACGCACAGTAGGCGAGGGTAACCCACGTC